TGAGCTTGCCGGTTGGGTTTACGTCGGCGGTTGAGGTGAACGACACGGTGTGGGTGGATTCGTCGGATGTTGACGATGAGCTTGTTGGTGCGACGTTTCGCATCAAGGGTGATCCTCAGCGTGGCGCTGTTACTGCGCATCGGTTTCCGGTGGAGACGCTGTGAGCGCCGATTTCGACTTCTCGGAGCTGGACCGTCTCGCTGCTGATCTTGGCACGGTGCCTGAGAAGTCTGGCCCGAAGATTCGGCAGGCGCTCGAGGTCACAAGCCGCCACATCAAGGATGCCTGGAAGAGCAAGCTCAAGGGCTCGATCTCGTTCAAGCATCTTCCCGGCGCAGTGTCCTATGACGTGACGACCTTCCAGGGTTTCGGCGCGTCGGTGTTCAAGTCGGAGATCGGTTTCGACAAGGACAAGCCTCAGGGCGCGCTCGGAACCTTCTCTGAGTTCGGCAAGCCCAATCAGCCCCCCATGGGTTTCGGTCACGCATCCCTGCAAGAGAACCAGGGCGACTTTGAAAAGGGCCTCGACATCGCAATTGCTCAGGCACTAAAGGAGGCGGGTCTATGAAGTCTCACACTGACTGGCTCGCATCCCGCATTGAGACGGTCCCAGCGCTCGCCTCGGCCACGTATGTAACCCTCGCGGTAAACGCTGACGGGTCGCCTATCTCGTTGCCTTACATCGTCATTCACCCGGCAGACGGCACGGACGATTCGGACCGTCTAGCTGGTCCGAGTGTCACGCAGCATCCACGCTTCACGATTCATTCGGTCGGCTCGACGTATGAGCAAGCGGTGTGGGCTGCCGAGAAGGTCAAGGGCGTACTGGTCGTCGGTGGCCTTGGTGTCACGCCAGCCATCACCGGCGAGTCCTCGGGCGCTGTCTGGTACTCGTCGCCGACTCCAGTGCAGACCGACAACGAAGCCGTCCCTCCGTATTGCTACCACATCGCAGAAGTGGGCCTAGAGTCCACGCCCACTTCCTAACCAATCGCAACTAGCTAAGGCGTCCCTCACCGGGCGCCTTTTTTAGTGCCCAAAAACTCCCCTGTATCTCAGGGGGCAACGACCCCGCATAGGGGCACCCGAAAGGAAAACCCCATGGCAGATTCCGTCGATTCAGTCCCTCCCGCCATCGACCAAAAGGGCAACACCGTCATCTGGTGGGTGCCGACCATCGCTGACCTCGCCGCTCCGAAAGCTGCAACCGAGATCGGTGCCGCTACGGCGTTCCGAATCACTCACTCGCTGACCCCTGACGGATGGCCGCTGACCGGCTCGCAGGCGACGAAGAAGGATGAACGGCTTGGGCTGCTCACGCCGCTCGAGTCGTTGGATGAGCTCATCCAGACGTTCGGTTCCGGCATCAAGTATGTCGACTCCGCAGGCGCCTCATCTGCGGCGGTTGTCCTCAAGCCGACCTCGCCGGCTACGTCGAAGTCCGGCTTCTTTGTCGAGCGTCGCAACGTGTCGAATGGCACGCTCGCCGCGGCCGCTCAGGTTGTCCGTTCCATCCCCGTCACTGTTGGCCCGCAGATCCGCGGCCCGATCGACGGCACCGGAAAGTTCACCTACGCGCAGGCGGTCGCAATCACCGGCCCGATCGTTGAAGGCGTACTCGCGCTGTAACCCAATCCCCTGCACAGGCGTGCCCACAGTCGCGCCTGTGCAGGTTTCACCTCACCAACTGTGGACTCACCAACTGTGGAGGTTTCATCATGTCCAGCATCACCGAAAAACTGGCGGCTTCTAAGGCTGCCCCCCGACCGACTCTCGACGTGACTGTTTCGCTGAATCGTGACCTTTCCGAGCAGCGTGAAGAACTCGCCGCCGAACTTGAGCAGGCGAAGAAGTCGAACGACGACCGTTTGGGCGCACCTACTGCCGCCTCGGTCGTGCAGGAGAAGCTTGACGCGATCCTTGACGCTGAGGCTGACTCGCTCATTGATCTGCGGTTCACGCGGCTTCCTGGCGATGCGTGGGCGAAGATCACGCAGTTGTGCCCACCGAACCCCAACAGCATCCTTGACATGCACTATCACTACTCGCTCGTGGAGGCGTGCAAGCTCGCGGCTAAGTTCGTTGACGCGGACGGCAACGCTTACGGGCACGTCATCGAGGGTGACGAGCTGACGACGTTGACCGTGCAGCAGAAAACGCGCTCGAACCCTACGCCCACTGATGAGTGGCAGGAGATTTTCGACACGATCAGCGGCCCCGAGTTCACGACGATCGTTGACACCCTCTACAGCCTGAATGTTTACGGGCCGACTGAGCGGTTGGCTGAGCTAAAAAAACGATCGGCGAGTCTGACCGCCTAAGACAGTCGCTCAAACTGGCGCGGGAGATGCACGTATCCCCGCGCCGGCTGAATGGTTGGGAGCCTGCCGAGACGACCGAATATGAGTATGCCGATGGCGTGCTGGTGCGGTCGGTCACTCGTCGTGAGCCCGAGTTCGATGACGAGCAGCGCGCGTTACTGCTGGCGTCGGCTGAGTTCGAGGCTGGCATTGGTTCGCACGGGCAACTGTTGTCTGAGGCGATGAGCCCGGAAGCGTCGCCGACTGAGTACGGCTCGACGTTGCGGTTTGCGGCGCAGGGTCCGTTCTGGGATTACGCGGAGAAGGCGCGCCTAGATGACATCGACCGGTACAAGGCGGAGTTCCCGAAGGATTCCCCACCGAATCTGAACGGTGCGTTCTGGACCGTCGAGAAGCACGGGGAACTATCGGCGGAAGGCATGAATTCCCATGCCGACGATGCCGACGAGGATCGCTAGCCCGAGCAGCACGGCGCCGAATACGGCGGCACCGAAGCTCTCGGTCGATACGCCGATAACGACGAGCAGTATCGCGGCGATTACAAGCACGATCGCCACGCCTGAAAGCGTCTGTCCTTTGGATTCCTTCACAAGATAGCTAGCCATGCGTTGATCCTAGCGCGTTCACAACTAAACACGGAGGTCCCCCTTGACGAATCGCACGGTTAGCGTCAGTTTGCAGGCGCAGGTCACGGGGTATTTGCAGGGCATGGACAAGGCCGCGAAGGCTACGGCGAACGCTGGGACGGCTGCTGAGAAGGCAGCGCGTCAGGTGGAGCAGCAGTCGCAGGCGATGGAGTCGGCGGGCAAGGGCCTAATGGCCGTTGGCGCCGTCGCGGTGGTCGCGACCGGACTCTCCGTGAAGGCTGCGATCGGTTGGCAGTCGGCATGGGCTGGTGTGACCAAGACCGTCGAGGGTACGCCTGCCGAGCTCGCAAGGGTTGAGGAAGGTCTGCGCTCACTCGCTAAGACTCTCCCGTCGTCGCACGATGAGATCGCGGCGGTGGCTGAGGCTGCCGGTCAGCTTGGTATCAAGACGGCTTCTGTCACGGCGTTCACGAAGACGATGATTGACCTCGGCGAGACTACGAACTTGTCGGCTGATGAGGCTGCAACGTCACTCGCTCGCTTTATGAACGTGATGGGCACCTCGCAGGATGACGTGGGCCGCTTGGGTTCCGCGATCGTGGAGCTCGGCAACAACTACGCCACGACTGAGGCCGAGATTGTCGCGATGAGCTTGCGCCTCTCTGGTGCAGGCCGTCAGGTCGGCTTGAGTGAGGGCGAAGTGCTGGGCCTCGCTACAGCCCTATCCTCGGTGGGCATTGAGGCTGAGGCTGGCGGCTCGGCCATCAGTAAGGTCATGATCGACATTGCCGCGTCCGTGGAAGAGGGCGGCGATCGTGTTGGGAAGTTCGCGGATGTCGCGGGCGTTTCTGCGCAGGAGTTCACGAAGCAGTGGAAGACCGACCCGGGCGCCGCTCTTGCTGGGTTCGTTGCAGGCCTTGGTGATGCCGAGGCTCAGGGCAGCTCGACACTGGGCGTCCTTGAGGATCTGGGTATCACTGAGGTGCGGATGCGTGACGCGCTGCTGCGGTCTGCTTCTGCTTCGGACCAGTTCACCGAAGCGATGGGCACCGGCAACCAGGCGATCGAGGACAACAACGCACTCGCCGCTGAGGCCGCTAAGCGATATGCCACGGTTGAGTCTCAGCTTGAGATTACGAAGAACAAGGTCATCGACGCTTCGATCTCATTCGGTCAGGTATTCCTGCCGGCTGTCGAGGCGGCGTCGAATGCTGTTGGTGGCATTGCTGATGCTCTCGGCGCGATGGACCCGACGATGCAGGGCGTTGTCGCTGCGGGTGTCCTGTTGACGGGTGGCATCGCCCTCGTTGGTGGCGCCGCTCTTGTGGCGCTTCCGAAGATCGCAGCGTTTCAGGTGTCACTCGGCATCCTGGCTACGTCCTCGATGCCCGCGGTGTCTGCTGCGGCAACAGGGATGATGACGGCAACGACACGCGCAACGACTGCAATGGGGACCTCGGCGAAGTTCATGCTGGGTCCGTGGGGCTTGGCAATTGCTGCGGCCGTGGTTGGCGCTAGCTTGCTGGCGAAGACGCTGGATTCCGTGCAGGCATCTTCGGATGAGGTCAAGAACTCACTGTTGACGGCGACGAGTGCGGCGCAGGTTCTCGCCGTGGTTGGCGAGGGCAAAGAGTGGAAGTGGCTTTACGGCGCGAAGGAACAGCTTGCGGATTTGCCCGCGGTGCTTCAGGCGTCGGCGGATCAGTCCGAGAACGTGTTCGCTCGGTTCGATCAGACGCATTTCGGTGCGTTCGATGCTCTCCGCGAAGTTGGCGACGAGCTCGCCGGCATTGCTTCTTCGGATCTCCCTGCCGCGCAAAACGCCTTTCGTCTTCTAACGGAAGAGACGGATGGTTCGGAGCAGTCGCAGTGGCGTCTACTGAACTCGATGCCGGGGTATCTTGACGCGCTGAAGTTGCAGGCCAATGAGCTCGGCATCAACGTCACCTCGGCGGATGAAGCGGCGAACAAGACAGCACTGCTCGAGATGGCATTTGGTGATGCGACACCCGTCGCGCTTGACGCCGCGGATGCTTACCTCGCCGCTGCTGACGAATCGGCGGCACTTGCCGATGAGGTCGGCAAGCTGATGGACGCCATCAA